CTTGACTTTGCCCTTCTTAAAAATTTTGTTCAGATCCTCAGGAGGAGTGTCGTGAGTCAAGTCAAATCCAGCATATTGCTTCTTGGAAATGTCCTTTGAGTTATTGGACTTATCCTTCAATCCTAGACCCTTATATCTCTTCATGTCCTTTGGTTCGTCATGAAACTCACCACAAGCAGAAGGAAGATTATCTTTATCGTTAATCAAGGGCTTCCTGTCAATTGTGGATTCATTCTTATCAGCATATGTAGAGTTAGGTTCTGCATCTGCCTTCCTGGTTTCATCCTTCTTTCTACCATTGAAAACTTCATCGTCGGTAGAAGAATCCTTGAACTCAGGAACTGTAGCAGAACCTCCTTTTCCAAAAGTAACACCCTTATATGAACCAAGACCACCAATCTTTACTACTAGAAGGTCAAACTTGATCCTGCCTGCATTCTGCCCTTTGATAGGATCAAGAATAGAAGGAGAGTAGGTTCCAATTTGATTCGGAAGACTTCTTGTGTAACCAGCCATCTTACTTGTCCGCCTTTCTAACTGCCTTCTCTACTTCACCAAACATCGCATCATCGGCAGCTTTATCGCCCTTGTCTTCTTTCTTGGAATGCTTCTTGCCTTTTGTGGTAGCACCTTCTTCGTCGGCTTCCTTATCAGCCTTCTCAAGATCCTTCTCAGCCTTTTCTTCGTCATCCTTGAAGGATTCGGTATTGAAATAGTTCTGAGCTACTTCCACTTTCTTTTGAGCGAGGGCTCCTACAAGTTTGTCAGCAAGAACGGAGTCTACAATCTGACCAAGGTTCAAGTGGTCTTTAGATTGTATGGATGAAAATACGTCAAGGGCGGAATATTGGCTTGTCATTTTAGTGTTTCCTAGTTATTTGGTCCTGGAGGAAAAGGTGGCTTCTTACCTTTATTTATTGTAGGGTTAGCATTTACATCTTCTCCGCCTTCTTGTGGAGAAGGGAACTGGTTATCATCTCCTTGTGGAGGAGGACCTTCTTCACCACCATCACCGAATGGAGGAGGCGGAGGAGCAAGCATTTGATTTAGAGTTGGGAAGGCATCAGGATTTTCTGCTTTCTCTTGCTCAATCATCGCTTTGTTCTGTTCAATATCCTCATTTGTCATCTTGAGAATATTTCTCATCGCCCAATCGTTTGAATAGAACCGACCAAGATAAGGATCAATCATTTGAAGAGTGGTAAGTCTATCTTTGAGAACTTCAGAGTCCTTCAACTCGCTGAAGTAATTATCGGAGTTGTATTCAAGATGGATTTCAGACCTGAACTTCTCCCAATCATCAGCGGTGCAAATGCCTTTGAGGATCAATTGCTTTTCAAGGGCAGCCAAAAGGAGATTATAACCAAATCTAAGTCTTATTCTATTGATGAACTTCTGGAATTTCAGTTCATCACGATTGATTTCTGTGGCTCTTCCAAGAGCAAACCCATCATCATCATTCATGCGAGAAGCAGGGACATTCATGGACTTGTATAACTTAGACCTGAAGTATACAAGATTTTCAAGCAACTGAGAAAGCTGGGTGCCGCCTTGCAAAGTGGTGATTTCGGTAGCTTTACCGTCACCTCTTCTTGGCATCCAGTAGTCCTCTTGCATCGTCATGAATTTTCTATCGGAGTTTATCTCTCCCGTGGCAGCATCATAGACGATTCTATTCTTATGACGGGTCATCATGTCTTTGAGGTGCTGTTCTGCCTTCATCTTTGGCAGATTACCAACGTCTATATAGAATACTTTTCTTTCTGGCGATCTGGTAAGGAAGTAGATAACCGAAGCATCTTCCAACATTCTCAACATATTAAGAGGTTTGATGGCTTTATGCAAATAAGACAGAACCATCTTGTTGTCTTTATCTACCATTCCTGAGGAACAGTAAATGATGGCATCCTTAGCTATTTGAAGCCCAGCATTTGCATTGGTATTCATGTATGTAGAAGCAGGAGAAGCTCCCATGCTTGCATTCTTAGAATAGGTCTTACCTGTAAACAGATAGAACTCTGAAACCGTTTGAGTAATTGTTAGAGGAGATTGACCATTGACTTGAGTAGAGGTCTGAACTTCCTGTTTCTTCTCTTTGACTACTCTGATCTTTCTTAGTTTTCTTGGATCAATATATCTAAGTTCTTTGATTCCTTCGCGAGGATTCTTTTCGTCAATAATGCAATGATAGTATATTCTACCATCTACATACCAACGCTTGAATATCTCATATCCTTCATTATTGAAATTGAATAACTCTAGAACATTCTTCCATTCTTTTTCAATGGCCACCTTTACTTCTGGTGGTTGCTCTAGATCATCAAGGTTCAAATTAACGATATGCTCATTGCCTTCTTTTACTATGGCTTCGTTGACAACATCATCAACGGCACACTCAATTTCAGGAGTGAGCGCCATTTCTCTATATTTTGCAATGAGTTCTGCTTCATTCTTTGAAAGGCCTTCAAGATCAACAAACTGGGAACCAAAGAAACCTGATCCTCCTTGTTGAATGACTACCGCACCATCGTCTTTCTCTGCGGGAGTAAAGGTAGGGTATTGAGGCGTAGGTTCTTTAGATATCTCCCAGCCAAATAGTTTAATTGCCATTATGTCAAATTCCTATGAAAATGTCTAAAGATATTTAGACATAAACAAAAAGAGGAGCATAAAGCCCCTCTTTTGTAATCCGCCTTAAAAGGCTATATCAGGTACCAGAGCCTGTAATACCGCCAGTAACTGTGGTATAATCAACTGACCAAGTAACATTGAACTGTTCAATTTGATCAGCTTGATCCCAATCAAGTTGGATAGGATCAATAGAAACAGGCCAGATGTTATGGAAAGTATATTCTCTGATAGGAACACCAGTCTTAGAGAACTGAGTTACTGTGGCATCAGTTTCGTACTGCAACTGGGAAGCATCAGCAAAGTTTCTAAGATTTGTGTCGGTGGAGTTGATAGCATATGACCAAGCTTCAATGGAGTTTCTGATAAGGAAATCTTCATCGTTGATAATGGTTGTCTGCCAATCTTGAAAAGTTCTGTCGCCAGCAATCTTGATCTTACGACCGAAGTAACCAACCTGAATTTGACCCAATGTCTGACCAGGAAGACTTGCTGCCTTGCAGAGGAAAGGGATCTTCAGATTTGCTGCCGCGCTAACAGGGTTTGGAATGAACACTTGGAACAAGGTGGATCTTGCGCCACCAAGAGCTAAATTCGCACGAATCTCTGAAACCGAAAAAGACATTTTTGTTTCCTATTTTTATTTCTTGATTATATTTACAAAACCTGCTATATATTATAGTAAGTTTAGCTTCAATTTCAGATAAAGGTCATCATTCATTGTCAAATACAACATTTTTACCCCCAGAAGAATATGAAGATTTTCCACAAACAATGGAAGATAGAACTCCGTACACATATCTTATAGGTTGGTCAAACTGTAATCAATGGTATTATGGAGTCAGATATGGTAAAAACTGTCATCCTTCAGATTTATGGAAAACTTATTTTACTTCTTCTAAAGATGTAAAGAAGATGATAGATGAAGTTGGAAATCCTGATATCATTCAAATAAGGAATGTGTTTTGGACGCCAAAACATCCTATTAAAGTTAGAAATGGATATGTTAGAATTATGAATAAGAATCTTCTTAATACCGCAGATGAAGTTGCTAGATACTGGGAAGCAACAGTTCTTAATAGAATGAGAGTTCACAAAAAAGAAGAATGGATTAATAATGCTTCATGGAGATTTTGTGTAGATCCAAAAATACAAGCAGAAAATGCTAGAAAACAAGGTTATAAAAATAAAGGTAAAAAGAGAAGTAAAGAATATGTTGAAGATTTGAAAATAAGAATGAAAGGTTCTGGAAACCCTATGTTTGGTAAAAAGAGAACAGAAGAATGGTGCAAGAATCATTCGGAAAAAATGAAAGGGAAAAAAGTAGAAAATCCTTGGATATTAGGTAAAACAAAAGAAAACAATCAATCGGTTCTTAAAATGTCTGAAACTTTGAAAGAAAGATTTAAAATAAAGGAAAATCATCATCTATATAATAAACAAAGATATACAAATGGGATAATAAATGTTGCTTGCACAAAAGAAGAAGCTTCTTCCTTATCTTCAGACTTTTATCCAGGAATGACAATATTTAAAAAAGAAAAACTTCATTGGTATAATAATGGAAAGGAGACCTTTAGAGTTACTTCAGAAGAAGCTATGGCTAAAGGTCTCTTTAACGGAAGAATAATTAGGTTATCTGACCAACAATTTCATCGAAGGAAATTCCGGTTCTCACGGCAATAAAATTGAGCTGGATGAACCTGATTGCTCTAGTTGGCTTCACATAAATGTCGCCAGCAAACTGACCCGCGTCAATCATGTTAGGAGTATTGTTGGTTCCATCGCAGACAACCTTAAAGTCATACAAGCCACGACGACCTTGAATATCTCTCAAGTAAGGAGTTACCATAGCCACAAAGTTTGCTCTGGTAAATTCATCGTTCTGTTCAAAGAGCGAGAACTTAGCAGCGGTAGCAATGGCTTTTTCCATCACAATGAACAATCTACGAACATTGATGGCATCAAAAGCTGATGGTTGACCATAAAGCGTCTTGTCGCCAAAGAGAACTGCGCCTTGTCCTGGGAAGATACAAACAGGATTGATATCATTCTTGAACAACTGGTCTCTATCACCCTTTCTTGGGTTGTAAGACAACTTGATTACATTCTTGATATGGCCACGATTGAAGCCAGCAGGGGACCACCAAGGATCTCTTACATTGTCGGTGTTTACACAAAGGCCTGCGATGTCGCCGTTAAGTGGAGTGTAACGATATACGTCATTATACTTGTCGTATCTGTACTTGTAGCCAGAGTCCAACACCCCATAAGAAGAAGCCAGGTTCAAGTTATTGCGGAAGTTGAGAACGTTTTGAAGAGGATTAGGAACGTTCACCACATCGTCGGCAGCCACAGAATAGAAGCCAACACAGTCTTTACGATACTGACAAATATTGGAGTCAATATAGTTAGCTAGGGTTGCATACGATACTGTATTAGAAGAACCACCCGAACCTGTTGCAGAAGAACCTCTAGCCTTACCAGAGAGAACTAGGGAAATATCCACATCTTCTGCATTCTTGAACAAGTCATATCCTTGAAGAATAGCAGAAAGAGCCACAGTACCTTCAGCCGTACCATCAACCCCTCCTTGGAACTGCTGGCGAAGAGGGATCAATGCAGAACCAGAAGCATTTACGATAGAGTTAGAAGTTGTGGAAGAAGCGCCAGTAAGATCAGAAGCGGCCCAAACATAGTTGCTTTGATACTTCAAAACAGTCTTATAGAAGTTAGACGCACCTGTGTTTGTGGTCGCATCAGTTGCACGGCTCAAAGAATCCCAAACTTCAAGAACAGTTCCTGGCTGAGAGTTGTTGAATACACCAACATTATCAATGACCACGATGTGAATCTGATCTACAATAGAAGACTGAGAATTGTTGAGAGCCAACATGTATGAAGAAGGCTGAGGAGCCTTATTCACTCTATTAAAGAATTCCCAATATCTTGTGATAGAAATGTTGTTGTTTGCCAACATATTCTGGTTTAAGGTATAAGGCGAATAGAAAGAGATATTTGCGCTCTGTGTATTATTGGTTTCTGTAGTAGTA